ATTTTATACTAACACTTGTATTAACAGCAGAACTATTCACTATTCTTAATTTTACAAAATTTGCACACAAATTATACACCTGTCCAAAAAATAAAAATCCATTACTGAATTCTCCAAATGCGATTGGTCCATAGAAATCTGCCTCTACATTTGTATCAGATACCCATAATTCTACTGTACATGTGCTATCTTCTGTAATAACAGTTGGAACAGTATTACTACTACCCTGAAATCCGACTATAGACATATGTCTTAAAAGAGTAACATCATGTGTATTACTAAATACTATAGTTGGTGCTAACGTTGTCCCTCCAGCAACAGCAACCCCATTCATTATAGTAGTAGCCGTTTTGACTGGAGTAGAAGAGGAAGAATTATTATTACTTAAATCATCTGCAAGATTAACAACATGTATTTTCTCGTAGCCTTCGGGGGTTCTAATAACAGGCATTATAATATATTAAAATAAAATAATTTATTTTTTTTTCTTTGTTCCACCTCTTGAGTTTCTTCTTAATATATTAATTATTTTTTTTGTTTTTTTTCCTACTGTTGGGTTATACATCTGATTTAATATCGGAAATTGTCCTTTTATTGGTGGTTTAGTGTTATCAGGTGAATGTATGGCTCTACAGACATTACTAATAAAAATTATTTCCTCACCTGGTTTAATATCTGCCAGTCTAATAATATTTCTTATTAAAAAACTTACTGGAAAATATCTATCCGGGGAGAACTGTTCTGGCTTATTTATTTTAGTCATTAAAAATTTGTTATACTTAGTTATCTCATCTATTTCTGGTTTTAACATATCTAAATATTCTGATTCTTGGTCGAATTCTGAAGATTGTGGAATATCTAAAAGAAGCCCACGTCTTAAAAGACGATGTATGGGTGGATTCTTAATAACACTAAAAAAATCCCAACCCGGTTCCATAGAGTCTTTAGAACTAACAGTTCCTTTATAATTTTTAAACAAAGTTAGGTACTTTTGATTTGAAGTATACAAATCATTAGTATCAAATATAGGAAGTTCATATATACCTATAGGCCATGAACTACCATTATAAAAATGTTCATCATTTGATGCTGAAGATGGAACAAATGTGATATTAGAATCTTTGGGACCATTAATCGTCGTTCCATTTTTATTTGTTCTAGGATAAATACCAAAATGAGTATCTTGTCCATCACCATAGTAAGGGTGAGTTTTACTTACTATATTTAAATAGTTATCTAACTCTTTCATATCATTCATATTTTTTGAGGTATAAATCAAATCCCTAAAATATTCGCTACTTTGCATAAATTCCATAATACTAAAACTTGTATTTGTCAACCCCATTCTTCCAGACAACTGACCATTTAGAAATTTAATTTTATTATTATATGGAAGAACATCTTTAAAATCTTCCTTTAGATTTATTCTATCTTTATTATTAATAATATTCAATGATTGTCTACCATCTATATCTAAAAGAGTACATTCGCTTGAATGACCAAATAACATAAAAACTCTAGGTCTAGGTTTAGATTTATTCAGTTTATTGCTTCTATTTCTTTTTTTATTATTAAGACTATTTTTTTTTGTTTTTTTAACCTCTTTGGTTTTAACATTAAAGAATTTTAGTTCTTTTCCTGTCTTTGTTTTATTAATAATAAAATTACAGGAAATGATAAATCCTGGTTCTATATTAGAATTAGTTTCATTTATATCTTTAAAATCAAATTTATTCGGAGTGTGTCTTCCATTTGCTAATTTGTTTTTTAGACTTTTAGGGGAGTGAACCCAGAAGAGTCCAGATAGATCATCAAAATCTAGACTAATAACTTTTCCAGTTATACTATTTCCAAATTTTTCTTGGTGATTTTCGAAAATCTTAATTTTTTTCTGCAATTTACTCATTAATATAATCAAATATTAATAAAATTGATTTGTTTATATATAATATAACTAAGTACAACAAGTAGCAAGTATGTGTGAGAGTAATCAGTCGCAACCGGAACCTGTTCCAAGTATAGAATTAAACAAAACATTCGATCATGAAATAACTAATTATGTATTTGGCGATTTGTCTGAAGAATTGTGTGCTGAAATATTTAAAGATGGTAGGCCATTCTCTCATTTTATAGAAGCTTATATTAGCAAACATTACCCATTAACACACATTAAAGGATGTAAAAAATATGATTTTACGGATAATAACTATCCAGAAATTCTTTATGATGAAAAAACATTTACAAAGGGAGGCTGTTCATTTTGTCCATCTAATATGTTAGGACAAGGAAGAGTATTTAATCAGGAAATTTTTGAAGAAAAAACAAAAACTCTAATATTCTGTATTGTATCAAATATAGAATTTCCAAAAATAAAAATACGATTTGTTAGAGGGCAAAAATTAATGGAAGAATATCCTAATGGTAAAATTTCTATTAAACAGTTTGATTCATTTTTCAATTAGTTAAATAGTTCATTTAATTCTTTGATAAGTTCTTGTTTAGATATAGACTTAGGTCCTACTGTATTATTTTTATTATTATATTCAAGATTCGATATACTAGTAAATAGTTCATCTGTTAGTGGTTCTTCAAACTTAATAAAATAGTGACTTTGGATTGATTTTGAATCTGTAGTTTTAGATACTTCTCCAGCATAAATTCCTACTCTTCTAAATGAAATATCATGGTCGTCTGTTTTTTTTACAAATGTGTATTTATTAGGATAGAGTTTTGGTGGGATATCTCTTTTAAAATTTTTTTTCACCCAAATCTGAAATACACAAGGAACATCATGTGGTTTATCGTCAACTAAAAACGAATTATTAGGTAAATCATATTCTTCTTCTAGATGAAAATAACGATTAAAATGTTTTTTCATACTATCCTTTTTAAAACTTTTAGGTAATATAAATGAAATGCTATTTGCAAATTTTGCTGAGTTTTTAATAAATTTAATTGCTAGCGAAGATTGTCTACCAAATGGAGGATTTCCAATTACATGAATCTGTTTATATTCCTCCGATTCTTGGAAATTATATTCTAAAAAATCTTGTTTACTAATTTCATCATTTTCTGGTTCTAGATCATAGAATTTATAATGGTTAAAGGTTTCTTTTATACTATCTATAAATGCTCCATTGCCTGCGCTTGGTTCTATACACATATCGTTATCTGTAATATCCAGCGTATTAGTGATTAAATTCATACATTCATCAACCATCGCTGGCGATGTATAGTATTTATCTATTGTTGTCCTTTTAAGACCGGTTTTTGGTTTACTCATTGTGTTATAATTATAATAACAAATAAATATTAAATCAATTTTATAACTTATTAAAATAAGGAGAAGATAGACATTTAGTTGCGGAATATCTATCTTTTTGGTCAAATTCTAATAATTTATATAACAGACTAGCAATGTATAATTGTTCAGTATTACTAAAACTTTTAAAAAGAAGATTCATCTGTAGATATTTAAAAAATCCTCGTTCATAGCTTAGTGTATTCATAACCATTTTTAGTAAATACGTGTTTTTGGCATAAAACAGTGGTTTAAAAACAATAAGTTCATATAAAATACATCCTACACTCCACATATCTATTTTTTCATTGAATTGTTGTTTATATACTAGTTCTGGTGCACGATAGTATCTAGATACACGATAGAAATGTGTATGTTTATCTAATCCGTTAACAATACTTGAACCAAAATCTATAATTTTAATTGTCTTGGTTTCAAGGTCTTTAATCATAACATTTTCTGGTTTTAAATCAGCGTGGATTATAAAAATAGAATGAATAAATTCGATACCTTCGAGTATTTGTTTAGTAAATTTACAGATTAACAAGTTGTCTATTCTTTCTGGATACAATTTATAAAAATTATATAGATTTAATTCTAATCTTTCAAAAATTAGTCCAATTGTATTATCACTGTGGTGACGCCCAATAAACTCAACAATATTTTTGTGTTTAATCTTTTTTAAAATATTGAGAATTTTTAGTTCTTTATGTATATGTTTTAAATATCTAGGAAAAATAGTTTTACGGGCATATAATTTAGATGTGTTTACATCTTTAACTAGTTCTACCTTTGAAAATCCACCATCACCAATTTTCTTTAAAGAATAAAGGTCCATTTATAATTATATACCTGTTATCGTTTAAATATGAAAAAATTGAATAATTTTATTCAACAATGTCTTAAATACAAACAAACAGAAAACAAACCATGCAATACTACAATCCCCCAACAAATCATGAGGCCTTTACCAGGTATTATAGGGAGCGCCAGACAAGTATTCGTGTTTCGAACAAATTAACAGAGGATATTTGTGGAAAAAACAAAGCAAATCTAAAGATGCTACAACAAAAATATAATATTAGTATTTCGGCGATTAATATTTGGAAATGGAATGAAGTGGAATACCTTTTTACGCATAATAAATGGCTTAAATTGGATGACCCCAAAAATAGAATTCAAATGTGTAGGCAGGAATTCTATATTCTTGAGGAGAAGGCAAATTTAAAACTGAGAGAGAAAACAACATATGGATGTAAGAGTTGTATTAAATATAGGATGGAGCTCACAGGTGCCTACGTATTTAACGATAACTGTTCTATCTGTAAGAAAAAACGTGGCTGTAGGGATTGTAAGAATGAAGACGGGACCTATGATAATCTTTGTGAATTTTGTGGACGTAGTAATTGCTGTCCTACATGCCTAAATATTGATGGAATAGTGAATGAAAGGTGTGGTTGTTGTAAGCGATGATAAAAATATAGATAATATATTATAATGGATCTCACTAAAACAAAAGAAATATGTATAAAAAAAATAAAGGAAAATATTTTTTATAATATTTTGTATGCCTCACCTTCTTATTCTCCAAATTATAGATATTATTGGATAAGAGATGCGGCTTTGGTATACAGAACTATTATAGAAGAACATAAGAGAACTAATCTATATTTATCAGAAATAATGAATTATATAGAAACAGAATCTGAACTGCAAAATACTGAAACACTAACCGGATTAGGTGAACCTAAATTTAATCCAGATAAAAGTGCGTTTAATGAACCTTGGGGGAGGCCACAGAATGATGGACCAGCCCTTAGAGGATTAAATATGATAAACTTATATAATTTTTTTTATAGTAAGGGGTGGTATACACTATGTAATAATGTAATATTACCTATAATAGAAAGAGACCTTGATTATATAGTACATAACTATAACTGTCCTAGTTTTGATTTATGGGAGGAATTATATGGGTGGCATTTTTATACAAGGGTGGTACAATTTAAATTTGTAAAGGAATATTCTAATTTTATAAACAAGGTTTATAAAGATTATAACTATAATTGGATTAATAATATATTAGATGATATGCTAATGAAAATTAATCATCATAAATCAGATAATGGTATCATTTCTTCTTTTGATACATATGGTAATATACAAAAACTGGATGATACATCAGTTATAATGGCCTTAACACATATAGATTTCGATAAAAGTATATTGTATTCTATTGGGTTAAGTAATTTCAAAAAATCAGCAGAAACTATTACAAATGATTTTAATCAAAGATATAAAGGCAACACCTATGGTATGGTCGGTAGATATAAAAATGATAAATACTATAATGGCCATACATGGATAATTTGTTCTTTGTCTATAGCTCAGTTTTATCTATATATCTATAAAACAGAGAATAATATAAAATATAAGAATAGTTCTAAAACAATAATAGATTTTGTTATGAATATCAATAATAATCTGGATATAGCTGAACAGTATGATATCGATAATAATGAACCTATTTCGGCAGAAAAATTAACATGGAATTATTCTGAGTTGTATTTCTCTTGTAAATTATTAGAATAATATATTATATAATAATAATGAAACAAGTTATTACTCTATGTTTATTGGTGTTAATATCAATTCTTATGTATAAAATAAATAATTTTTCTAATAACGTTACTAGTTCTAAGATTAATAAAGTTAATAGTGAGATAATGAATTCATTTGTTGCAGATGTTTCTGTAAATGATGAACTTAATAATATAATAGAAAATGTAGTAGATAAGGAAGGTGTAAATAATATAATAGAGAATGAGATAAAGAGTGAGAAAGGAGAGGAAGAAACGCTTAAGGTAAGGATTTCTGATGTAAATGAGTGTAAAGATTGTACTAAGGAAGTATTGGCGAATATTTCTATGAAATATATTATAGATTCGCTAAATCCTGGAGATTTAATGGATATAAAAAAAATGTTAAATAAGCCATCAAATAAAATTACTAACAAAGAACTATTTGATTTAGTTGAGGTAGATATTGAATTTTTTATGGGCTCTTTGAATATAACTATAACGTTTAAAGATATGCGATTCAAACAGATAGTAGATAGTAAAAAAATGAGGAGTGATGTGATAGGTAAAGGTATTTATGATAGGTTACAACAGGTTAGAGCTTTAAAAAAGTTAAACCAGAATTTAGAATATAATACAATAAATCTTATATGGGAAAATGGCTACGAAGAAGATTTAAACCCTTATCAGCGTATAATACATGATGATAATAGTAATGAAATAAAAAATGTAAATAAAGCTCCTAAGGAATTTAATGATGAATTCGAACCAAATAGACTATTAAATAATGGTATGTATTAAATTAAACAATCATATCTTCTATTTTCCAGTATTCTTTTTTTGTGTTAAGATCTCTTTCAATAATGAAAGGAGTTTTATGTTTGTCTAGTTCTAGTTCGGCAATTTCTACTACACTAGTCATATATTTAGGCGGGTCAATAAAAGGTTGAGCTCCCATACTTAGCTGAGTTGCACGGATACCCAAAACAGCGGTTCTTTCATATTTAGATAGTTTATTGGTTGTTGTGTTACTAAGTTTTAGTGTATGGTAGTTTTTAAGAAAGTCGTTGTTATCAACAAATGTCGATTCGGAAATGATATTAGAAGACATATTATTTTATAATAAAAAATATTTATAAATCAATTTTATAAATAATCCTAATTACCATACATTCGGTTCGATTTTATTCTTATGGCAGTCAAGACACATATAAATGTATTTCATATTTGTTTCATCATAGTTGATATAAATAATATTAGGTGTTTTAGCCGGACAATTCTTATTAGGACACTTGATACCAACCGTTTTAGGAAGTGATGGATCATGATGAGTATATTTATTGATAATAGATTCCTTTTTGATGCCATCAGTATTAAAATTTATTGAGTAGACGCTACTTTCTTTTGGTTTGATTGTTTCGTCTTTATTACCACAACATCTACAATAATAGATTAGTTTCTCCTTTGATTCAACATTATCTGTTTCTGGGTCTTTTATATCTTCATTTTCTATTTTATAGTAAAGCATATTGTCGCAATTTTCACAGAACTGCATATTTGTTGTATATAATATAAACTATACTTTAAATTTCAATTTTATTATTTTTTAATTTCCATCTTTTTTTATTTGTTTTTGTTTGTGAAACGACGTATAGTTTATCATCATTCTCAGAGATTTGTTCATAACCTACTTCAAATAAATTAGAATTTTTATTGGGTGCTTTACGTTTAGATATTTTTACTTTAGGTACTAATAAATTATATTGTTTTATACAAAAATTATAATTCACTTTTATAAATAATCCATAAATCTGAGACCGCAATAAAGAATTATCTAAAGATTTGATTGATTCTATATAATCCAAAAAAAAGTCTTTATTTTTAATAAATAGTTCTTTCATAATAGGTCTAAAACATTCAAATGTTTCTGGAGGTTCCATAATATTTTTTATAACAGCAATATGTAGATTACTATATTTTATAACGTCATTATATTGTTTTGCTCTTGGGTCAGTAATATCCATAGCACCCCATCCTGGTTCATTTTGTATAGGATTTTCATTAAGTAGAGATTGTAAAGACAATAGAACCGAATTTAAAGAACAGACAGCGGTCCATCCAGGACCATCCCATGTATTAAGAATAGACACACAAACTTTTCCATTTGTATATAGATTTGGGTTAAACCGAATATTATTTCCCTGAGTGCAATAAGTAACTTTAGGTGGATTAAAAGGATAATCTGGTGGGAAGGTTAGATTAAATAAATAGTAACCTTTTTCATATGGAGTATCATTATTCCCTATAATTAGAACTTTTACATTATTAATATTAGTTTCACTAAATTCACAATAAATTCCATTATCCTTTAAATCACTATTGGTATAGTTCTTAATGTCATTAAGAATACGTTTAGTAGAATTCATTTATAGATATATATAATTATATTTAAATAAAAATTTGAATTTATAAAATTAATAAAATGTATTATTAAATTATTATGAGTTCTACAAAAATCGCAAAACCGCTTGTCCAAACGCTGAATTCATTCCTCAACAAATATAAGAGGAATGATAAGCCAGAATTCACACATACTATTATTCCAAACCATCCAGTCCATTATGGTGGTTCATATACTATTCCCGACGACAAGTATGATAAATTTCTAGATATTTACCATAGAGATGTCTTTGAACAAGGTAAGGAAGCCTATCTTACTGAAAAACACAAAGAATTTTCTCCTGTTTTGATTGATTTAGATTTTAGGTTTAAACTAGAAGATAGTGATAGGCAATATACTGATGAGTTTATTGTAGAATACCTAAAATGCTATCTTGAAGAAGCAAAAGAACTACTAAATATTAAAGGACACATTGAAATCTTTGT